TTGTAGATGAGGTTGTAGGCGCGTAGCGGCAGTGTGCTGTGGTTGAGCGTTGCGGCCGCGTCCATTTGTCCGAGTGTTGGCAGGCCGAAGTAGTCTTGGAGGCTGCCGATGTCGTAGCCGCTTGCTTTGGTTGGCACGATCGGGATGGTGTAGCTGATGCTGTCGGCGGGGTTTGCCTGTTCGCCCATGAATTTGGGCCAGTTGGTCCAGGTGAGCCGCCACGGGACGAACCAGTAGTGGATGTCCATGTGGAGGTTGTCCATCACCGGGTTGATGGGGGTGCTCAGCCTGGCGAAGATTGTTCCGTCCAGGTTCATGGTGTCGCCGGGGTACACCTCGATGCGGTAGATCGGCACGAGGTATCCGGCGTCCATGGTGGTTTTGTGTGTGTGCTCCTGGCTGATGGAGCTCCGCGGTACGTCCGGCTTCGGGATCATTGCGAAGCTGTGGACGTTGACGCTTTGGTTTTTGTGACTTGGGATCATTGTTGTGGCCTCAGGAGGTCCTTGGCGCGGGCCATGAGCTCCGGCGCCTGGTGGTTGATGGTTCCGTCTTGGTCGTTATAGTCCCCGAGCTTGTAGAGTTCGTAGTCCTCGGGGTGTTGCGCGACTGCGCTTTTTCCGTCTGTTCTATTGACCTCGTCTTGAAAGCTTCGCATGGCTTCTCCTGGTGCGCGTACCAGGAAGAGGTCGCCGAAGGCTTGTACTGCGAGGTCTTTCACTGCGTAGATGTGTTTCATGTTTCTCCTAGTGGGCGTTACGTTTGAGGAACGCTATTGCTGCACGTGTTACGTGCTCTTTTACCGCCAGCCTGGCTGGCGTGTTGTCTAATTCGTTTTTTTTGCCTTCCTGTTCTCTTTGCCACAGGAGGTCTTCGTACCCGAGAGGGTCGAGTTTTTTGTACTGCGTATCGTAGTACTTTGGTGTTTTGCTTTTGTGTCCTCTTGCGAGGACCTTTCCGTCTGGGTATGCGTCGCTTTTATATTTATCGAGCCATTGTTTTCCTATGCCTGGCTTAAGGCTCATTTGCGTGTACTCGGGTTGTCTTTTTAATATTTCCCCGGTGTTAGCTTCTATTGTTTCGTAGTGTTTGTCGGCTCGTTCTCCGTTTATTTTTTTCATTATGTAGCGGGCTACGTAGGCTGCGCTTTCGAAGGTGACTTCGCCTATGTAGCAGTTTCCTTTTTTCCAGATTTTGTCGAGCGTTTCGCTCGTGTAGATTTTGCTTTTGATTTTGGAGCCGCTAGTGCTCCAGTATTTTTGATCTTTCGGCGCCCAGCCGTAGAGGCACATGTGGTAGTGCGCTCGGTTGGTTTTGTCGCCGTATTCTCCGCACATGTAGTAGCGGAGTTTTGGTTCTATTTTTTCAATCGGTTTTGAATTGTCATCCGATCTCCCGGCGTTTGCTTTTTGGTTGAGCCGGGAGACATGTTTTCGCAGCCTCTTGATAAAGAGCTGGACATGTTTGTGGTCCAGGCTGCCGCCTGGTGGTAGGTGTTGATCGTTGTAGGTCATGGTGAGGAAGGCCGCTTCCTCGTGGAATTGTTTTTCATGTGTGCATCGCACGGCCCATTGTCGGCTTCTTTCGAGGCGGCAACCCACGCACTGTCCACAAGGCAGGTTAAGTGGGCGCCTGATGTCGTAGTGCTTATTGCCGCTGCCCTTTTTGAATACGACCTCCCCCTGGATGGTTTGCCAGGCCTCCAGGGGTCGGTAGCAGGGCACGTTTTAGAAGCGGTAGCCACCGCGGTTCGGTGGCGGCGCCATGTTGGGCGCCTTTGTGCGCTTCGCGTTGTTCCGGAACTGGGCCGCGCTGCGGCCCTTGTTAACGGGAATTCTTCTCATTTGTGCTCCTTGGGGTTGGGGGTGACCAGTGTACTCCTTGTTGTAACTGGTCTAGGTGACACCTATTTGGTGTCTCCTTTCTTGGACCCCTTGAGGGTCCTTAATTCCTCGGCGGCGGCCGCGTTGGCCGCGTCGAGGTCTCTTTGGGTCTGGGCCTTGAGGTCGAACGCTGCGTTCGCCTCAGGGCTCCATAGGCCCATTTTGCGCATTTCGTCGCGGTTTTGTTCGTTGCTGCAAAAGTCGACGAATCTTCCCGGGTCGTTCCCGAAGCGGGTTCGTACTTCCGCGGGCATGGCCTGGAAGGCTTCTCTCGCCTGGATGACCAGGTCCAGGGCTTGCTGGAAGCTGCCGACCTGTCCGAAGTCGGTCTGGATCGGCGGCAGGTTGCGTGTTGGTAGCTCCCCGGTTTGGGTGTATCGCTTGACGATGTTGTTGATGTCGACCTCGTCTTTCATGTGTTGTTGGGCAAGGCTTTTGTCCTTGCATTCCAGGCCGCTGTCATCTCCGGCCTGGTTGGTGTCGTAGTTGTAGGGCGTTCTGAGGAACGGTGCGACTGGCTTCATCTGATTCTCCCGGCTGGATGGTATTTTTGCCCGACGTCGGGCGTTGTGTAGCGGAGCTGGAAAGCGGAGCTACCGAAGTTTTCTTTTACCTTGCCTGCGATCTCGTTCCAGGGGTTGCGTGTTTCCTGTGAGTAGGGCGCCGATTTGCCGGCGCCTGATTTCCAGAATTCAGCGAAGCTGCTTGCCCTGGGTACTTCGTAGCGCTTGAGTATTTCTTCGATTTTTTGGAGCGCGGTGTGGGCCTTGATCTGGTCCACTTGGGCGAGCACGGCTTTGATTTCCTGCTCGACCTTTTGCGCTTGCCATTTGTTGAGGTTGGCGCTGTCTATCAATGCCTCGGCCGCGTACCAGGCCTGCCTGGCCTGTTGCTTCTGGAGCTCTCCTTCCCAGGTCTTCGGCATGCCGTCGATTTCCCTGGCTTGGATGTTTTTGGTTTGCGCATCGAGGTTTCGTGCTGTGGCCTCTTTTTGGACGGTGTCGGCTTGCGTGTTTTGCATGGCCGCTGTGGCTTGGCCGGCTAAGGCCGCGGCCGTGCCTTTGTTTCCCATGGGTATTGCTGAGGGTGCGCTTCCTGCGGATCCGCTTGGTGTGCTGGCGCCGCCCTGGCTGTAGGCCAACATCGGGTTCAGGCCGCTCGCTTTTATGTCCGCTACGCCTCGTTGGTATGCGGTGTTGCTCATCCTTTCTTGGAATTGCCGATTGGCCAGTGCTTCGGCGCTGTTGAATTCGCGTCCGCTCATGGTGAGGTCGCGGTTTTGTTCGTTGGTTTCGTCCTGGCTAAGGTAGCCTAGCGCGCTGCTGACGAGTGGAAGGAATCCCCAGTCCATCAGAGCCTCATTCCCATGCCTGGGACGCTGTACAGCGGCAGCGGCCGCGCCATGCGGTTCCGGAAGAACATATCTACGATGAATTGTTTTCCGGCGGCCGCGGAGCCTACGGCGACGATGCGTTCTACTGGCGGTGTCTCCTGGATGAAGGTGGTGTTCAGCGTTGGCAGCGCTGTGAATTTTTGCGCGAGGTGCCAGTTGTCGATGGTGTTGGCGGCCGTGCTTCGGAATAGGCCGGTGACCATGCTTGGCATATAGCGCAGTTCAGCCCATCTTTCTTGATAACCGAACACGAGCTCGTCGTTTGCGTCTCCTTGCGCGTAGATTTCTTTGTTGAGGATTGCTTGTTCGCCCAGGTTGGCGAAGGCGGGGGTATAGAAGTCGTACCTTGTGCTTCTGCTCCAGAATCGTTCCAGGCCTTGTTGGTACGTGATGTCCGCCCTGATGCTCATGATGCCGATGACGATGCCGTGTTCGGTGAAGCTCTGGCGGAATCCTACTCCTTTCGCAACGCCCGCACCCACGCCTCCCAGGTTGCCCAACGGCGTAGTTGTTCCTGAGGCGGAAGTGCCGCTAGTTTGTGCGACCGGGCTAATAGTGACAGGAGCTGAACCGCCCCCCAGGTACTCAGGCCGCTGTAGTCTTGCATCGGGGCTGATAACGCCGAATTGTTGCCGGATGATTTCCGTGAGTCTTGTTCCACCGCGGGCATCCTTTTCCAGTAGCGTTTGTACGGCTACGGCGTTCCTCAGCGCGTTGATCGTGGCTGCTGTGGCGGTGCTGAGGTCCGCGTAGAGCGTGCCGGTTGCGTCTGTTGCGTTGCCCATGACGGTGTAGCCGCCCGCTTGCTCGAGCTTCTTGGACAGTCCGCTCTG